GCTCACCCAGAAGATCATAATTCTTGTTAATCATTAAGCCCTCTTATAGAAACGTGGGGAATAGTTGCCTTCCCACATCATTGACACCAACGATACAGGGTATGGTAAATTACTTGTCACTTTAAGTTCAAAATTAGTATTACGTTGATGGATGGGTACAGTAAAGGTTTTCTCTTCTTTAATTGGATTACTATCACCTGTATAGTAACTAGCTTCAACTACATTTTTTACAGCAACCCATTCGTTAGAACCTGTAGCTTTTGATTTAAATACAACAGCACCAGTCCTACCAAGTGAGAAGTTAACTCTAGCAATAGTTAATGTTGCAGTATAATCAGTAGTGTTTGCATCACGTCTGTAGTAAAACTTAGGTAGTGTTACTTCAAGGTCATAGTTATAACCTACAAGCATACCGTCAGCATAACCAGTAAAATCACCTTGAATTTCAAAGTAATAATAACCAGTACCTGGTTCAATAAAACCTTCAACTTCAGCCCAATAACCAGCATCTGCATCTAATTCGGCTGATGTATTATTAACTTCTGCTTTAGGTACATTAAGGAGCATAGCACCTCTTGTATTGGTGAGTGGTCTATAAGGTAAGTAGATTTTAGTACGATCTAATGCCTCCTCATATACAACCGCTGAGACACCCCCAGCAGGGCTTACAGGACGTGTAGCCATGTCTAGACATGCATTACCTTCAAAGTTAGTTAAGTCTGATACAGAGGATCCTGTAGGTATCTCATCAAGTACTATAGAACCAATAGAATATTCATCTTCATATTGCTGGACTACTACAACATTATCGTTGATAATTTTTGCAGCTTGAATAGTACCAGGTAGTTTCCATTTAGTCCAAGCTTGAAACAGGTCTTTCTCACCGTTGTTATAATAACGATATAAATACAAATAAGATGTATCTTTATCAATTAACATTACAACAGAGTTAGGAGGACTTGTAGTAATATCATCGACAGTAGCAGGGATCCATTCCAATACTGCTTTACTGATATCTACAACAATAGGGCTTTGTTCTACATCACGTAATGCCATAGTAAATAGTTTACTATAACCAGGCACACGACTTACAAATGCAGAGGTAGTACCAACATCTATAGGGGCAATGTCAGTTGCCATTTCATAGTTAGCAAGTGCTCGAATGACAGCAGAAGTTGGTGTAAGAGTACTAGCATCAGTTGCATAAAGTTGAAACTGTTGACGCTCACTAAACAAAATAAGACCTTGTGGTGAAGGCAATACTTCAGACAATAAAACAGGACGTACACTAGATACGTTTAAATCAATAGGATCTGAAGCAATCTGTGTTAAGGCTGACTTGACAAAGAAATTATAGGAGTCATTAGCAACACCAAGGATTACATTGTCCTTAGACAATACACCAAAACGGTTACTGTAGAAGAAGGTGGAATTAATAGGTGAACCAATAAAAGATGGTATCGGGCTAGTTACATCATCACCAGCAAGCCTAGCCTTATAAGTAATGGGTCCAAAGGTAAACGTAGTAGCACCAGTGTTAGTCAACTCATGTGGCATGGTTGTGTTATCTAGACCAGGTGATGCATCACGTGCTACTGTTTCTTTCCAATAACCACGACCTCTATTTAAGGTAGTGTCGTAAGCAACAAACTTAACATGGTAATCATCTTCTTCACTATCACTGTTTAAAATTCTTACGTTATGACCACCAAAAGATTCAAGCGGTAATTTAGATACTTCAGTTACATCGTCTTCAAACACTTCGATTGCAGTGTTATTAAGATCACCTCTAGCATCAATGTCAAAGGCTACAGGAGTACCAGTAACTGCACTGTAATCAGTTACAACTGCATTAGTACCAGTACTACGTTTAATAACAATACTATTGTTGTAACCTTCTAAGTACCACCTACCAGCAAAAGCTGCATTAGATGCTGAGTGTTGTGCTTCAATAACACTTTTAATTTTATCAATTAAATGGTGATTAGTATCCACATCAGCAGCATCATACAACAACATGTCATCAAATGTTGTATTGTTTTGAGCAGATACCTGAGCTTCTATATTTTGAATAGTAACAGTGTACTCAAACGTTTCAACAAGTGTAAGTAGTTTAAGAGTAGCAACTGAATTAGCAACAAACGTACCAGCTGCTTGCATAGCAGTGTTTACAGTTTTGTTAGTAATAATTGTCGTATCTTGAATGCTACGAAAATGATAATCATTCTGATTAGTACCAGTTAAGTATGATGTGCCAGTGTTAGTTACAGTACAAAACGTACCAGTATCTGCTGTCCAAATATAAATGTTAGTACCTTTGATAGCACCAATATAAGAGCCAGCACTAGCACGGTCAATATAAAACCATATTGCATCTGCTAGTTCTGCTTTAGTAAATACATCACCATTAGATTTTTTTAAATCATTAACGTGCTTCATCCCAGGTCTTTTAAGTAGACCAAAGGTAGGGTCAGGATAACCATTGATGCATTCAGTTATCTGACCTTCTAATTTTTTGTCGTCATTTTGTTTAGAAACACCACCAAGAAAGTTAGGTGTCAATTGAGTTACTGCTGGCATTATCGAATCAGGGAGTCAAAGGGACTGTAGCTCTTGTAGTAGTTACCTTGTTGTGGTGCGCCAAAGAAGCTATGGTCACCTTGATTACAATCATATTCAAGAGCCATGGATCTTGTGTAAGCTTCTTTTTGTTGTAGCATTTGGTATTGATTTGGATCACCAATAATTCTACTAGATACGGTAGCAGCTGCACGTGCTACAATATAAGCTTGAATAGGTTGTGGGATGTCTGAGTAATCACGTTCCCATACTACATCAAAATAAAGAGGTTCATCTGTATCCCAAATGTCAGTATGTTTAATAGTATCGTAAACATAACCAGAACGATTAACAACATTACGACCAAGACTGTTTGTATAGTCTTGACTTAAATCCATTTGGATTACATTGTTAGGGATAGCAATTTTTTTAGAAACATCAGGTTTAAACTGATCATAATTTCTTTCTGTATTATAAGACCAACCCTCAGATTGTACTTCACGTGAAGTTTCTTTTAATGTATTGTAAGCAATTGCAACGTCTGGATTAGTTTGTGACTCTACTTTTTGTGTAACAATAGCTCTGGATAGATCAAGAAAATTATCTGAAGTAGCTACTGTTTGAGCAATATTAGTTGTGTATTGATACAGAATAGGATCTAATGTTAACGTGGTAGATGTAGCATCTACTGCACTAACTGTATAAGTATAAGGACCAGAACCACTTGGTCCTGATTGCACTAATACATTAGCAATTCCAGTTCCAGTAATAAAAGTATTCTTCGGAATATATGGGGATGGAGAAGTAAGTACATTACTTGTAATAGAACCTGTGGTAGAAAACACGGTTTCTGTAGCAGCAATTGCTGTATTATTAGCAACACCAATACCAGAAATGTAAGTACCAGCTGGAATATTATTTGTATTAGTAAAGAGATTAGTAGAATCTAAGAAGCCTGTAATTCTTGACACCTCATTAAATACGAGGATTTCTTCTGTATCTAACGTAGTGACAGGAGCCTGACCAACTGACGCCAGGATCTGATTAACAGCTTGTAGCTCAGTGTTGGAGCCAGTAGTAGGAAAAGGCATAATTTGATAATGAGTATTATTCTCAATAAAGAATTAAAAAAAAGGAGCCTCCGAAGAGACTCCCGATATAAGATAAATTAGAATGCGGCAGGCTTGGTAGCAGTACCGGCAAACAGTTCAACAGCAGCAGCTGGGTTCAGGTAGTCAGCACCCATGGCCAGACGGCCAAGGATCACGTCACCCTGATAGATAACAGAAACGTCACCACTGGTCACTTGGACCTGAGGAGCGATCGCTTCAACACAACCAGCAGCTTCACGCTGGAAGATCAAACCACAGCTATTAGCAAATTCGGTTTCTTCACCGTACTCATTGTTGATACCGGTAACATCGTTAGCAGCATCTTCAACAGCTTCGGCTACGAACGAACCGGTGTTACCAGGATCGGTAACGCCAGGGTTAGTAGCAGAACCAGTACCGTACTTAGTACCATACTGAGAGAAGAAAGGAATATTCATGGACTTGTAGATCTTGATGCCAGCGATCTCTACGATTCCGTCGCCACCTTGCAGTGCGGAACCTTGAACGTCGCGGTTGATCAGACCATTAGAACCAACAGCTTGGATCAGTGCATAGTACTGACGGGGGTTAAGAACACCCACACGTCCATCCTGACTGACTCCCTTTTCGTCCATTGCAGCGGCAGCATCATAGAATGCATTTACCAAAGCAGTAGAAGAATAAGCATCAGATGCAGAAGTTGTAGTACCAACACGAACCTGAGTACCACCGGGCTCAACATAGCCACTAGCAGTAATAGGAGATGCAGCACGTGCACCACGAGTGACGGCACGGAAGATCAAACGATCATACTTTTCTGCAAGAGCATAGCCGATCTTACGTGAGATCTCTGACCTCAAATCATAATGACTGAGTGTTTCGTCTAAATCGTAAACGAAAGCTGAACTGATCAGCAGGTCGTCAACCGTGATGGTCTTCTCAGCCACAGGAGGCGCATTGTTGCTATCTCCCAAAATGCTATTTCCAGGCGTATGGAACTCACTTTTGGTGCGCCCTGTGTAGATGAACTGCAAAGATTTGCCGTTCTTAAGTGTACGCTTCATCACAAGATCGCGGGCGATCGTGTTACGTTGGAAGCCTTTGAACATTTCTCCACTGAACAGTTTCAGATAGAGAGCGCGGGTATCACCCGCCAAGTTAGACTGACCCAGCTGAGTTAGCTGAGCAGGGTTAACAGAAGATTGAAAAGCCATTTTAAATAGAGAGTAATAAGATATAGACTCTCAAAGATCTTTGAGTTATTTAGTTTTATGTGTGGTCTATCCCACCGTCTAGACGGCAAAGGGTATCCTCGTAAGGGCCAATGCCAATAGTGATGAGGGGAATTGCACCCCTCTGTAAGATCTATCTCACTTAAGCAAGGTCAAGCGGGAAGTTGTGAGCATTACGCTCATGCATTACTTCCATACCAAGACCAGCGCGGTTCAAGATGTCAGCCCAAGTATTAAGGACGTGACCATCAGAAGATTGGATGGACTGGTTAAAGTTAAAACCATTCAGGTTAAATGCCATAGTGCTGACGCCAAGAGCAGCAAACCAAATACCCACCACAGGCCAAGCAGCCAAAAAGAAATGAAGACTACGGCTATTATTGAACGACGCATATTGAAAAATGAGACGACCAAAGTAACCATGTGCTGCAACAATATTATAAGTCTCTTCCTCTTGACCGAACTTGTAACCATAGTTCTGACTAATATCTTCAGACGTTTCACGTACAAGGGAAGACGTAACCAAAGAGCCATGCATAGCTGAGAACAAGCTACCACCAAATACACCAGCAACTCCCAACATGTGGAAGGGATGCATGAGGATGTTGTGCTCGGCTTGGAAAACGAACATATAATTAAAAGTACCGGAAATGCCAAGAGGCATAGCATCTGAAAAAGAACCTTGTCCAAAGGGATAAACAAGGAAGACAGCCGATGCCGCTGCCACGGGTGCGGAGTATGCAACAAAGATCCAAGGCCTCATTCCAAGCCGATAACTAAGTTCCCACTCTCGTCCCATGTAACTGTAGATACCGATAAGGAAGTGGAAGATGACAAGTTGGAAAGGTCCACCGTTATAGAGCCACTCATCAAGAGTTGCTGCCTCCCAGATGGGGTAGAAATGTAGACCGATGGCGTTTGAAGATGGGACGACTGCCCCTGAGATGATGTTGTTTCCATACATAAGAGAGCCAGCAACGGGCTCACGAATTCCGTCGATGTCAACGGGTGGGGCTGCAATGAATGCAACGATGAAGCAAGCTGTGGCAGCTAGTAGTGTTGGAATCATAAGCACTCCAAACCAACCAACATACAGTCGGTTGTTAGTACTGGTTACCCAATCACAGAAGTTATTCCAAATATTCTTTTGTTGTTGTAGCGCAATTGTAGACGTAGCCATTTAAATAATAGTGCATGTTTATGAAGCGATTAAGTAAGACCAATTTAAATACCTGGCAGTCTAGAGCTAGGGGAGGAATTGCACCTCCCTTATTCTATTTAGCTATTAGAAACTGTACTTGACTCCGAGCTTAGTGCCGTAATCATTTACATCATCAAAGGTAGCAGCCACTTCACCATATACGGAGAGGCGTTCTGTTGCTTGAACTGAACCGCCAAGCTTACCAGTCAGTTTA